TATAACAGGCGAGTGCGACATAAATGCAGAGGATAAGATAATAGACATTAAAACATCCTGGAGTCTGGAGACGTTCCCACCTTCTCCTGAAGATATTAATAACAAAGATTACGAATGGCAGCTAAGAGCTTATATGTGGCTATACGATAAGCCTAAAGCAGAGTTAGCCTACTGCATGGTTAGTACTCCTGACTATCTTTTAAAAGATTGGGATAATTTAGACATTCACAAAGTAGATAGTCACGACCCATTCCTAAGAGTTACTACAATTAGTTTTGAACGCGACAGAGATAAGGAAAGGGATATAATTGATAGAGTTATCGAATGCGGTAAATTCTATATTGAGTACAGAGATTCTATTCTAAACAAACAACTAATACTAGACTAATGAGAAAGGAGGATAGATATAGACCCTACATTTATAAAGTCTATAATAGTAGGGGAAACCTTGAAGAGTATTCTAGATACTACAGAACTAAAAAAGAAGCTGTAGAGTGGTATAATACTCAGGGTAAATGGCTAGAGCAAAACTTAAACAGAAAACTAATATTAATAGACACTGATATAAACTTATTTACAAATGTACCAAGCTCATTATTTAACAGATAAAGGCATTAAAGCCTATTTAAGAACAGTAGACGAAGAAGTCTACAGAAAACACAAACAAATGTATTTAAACCACGACAAACACATAGATAATATTTGCAGAATAATATTTGCTTATTTTGACGTTCCACTAGAAACAATAAAAGAAAAAAACAGGTATGCTCAGATAATAAGAGCAAAGCAATTTACTGCTTACTTTCTAAGGCGCGAAGTTCGTAGAATAACCTTAACAGAGATAGGGCAAGTATTCGACCTAGACCATGCAACAGCTTTGCATTCTATTAGCAAGATAAAAGGATTAATAGAAGTAGACAAAGAATATAGGAATTATCACAATGAACTATGCACTAAGTTAATGGAATTATATCGATAAAATTTAGTATATTTGTAAACAATTAAAAATTAATAAACTATGGAATTAACAGAAAAAAGAAAACAAGAATTAATAGACTTAGACTTAGATGTATCTAACCTATTTAAAGGTAGTATAAAGTTAAATGCAGATACATCAGCAATGTATTTAAGGTCTTCGGGTCTTTTAGAAGATGACAGCTCAGCGCTTATAATTAGTGCGACACATGAGCAACTATCTGAGGCAATATTTTGCGCACTAGAAGACCCTATGTTTAGGGATTGTATGTATGAAGCATTATGTAACCATTTTATATTTCAAAATGATAGAACAGACTTGAATATATTTAATGAGAATATTGAACAAGGCAAAGTAGATAAGGCAATGGATGAACTACCAGTAATATAAATAAAAAACAATAAATTATGGAATTAGAAGTAAAAGGAACTATTAAAACTATTGAAGAAGTAAAAACAATAGGGAGCGGAGAAAAGATGTTTCAGAAGATGTATTATATTGTTGATACTGGAGAGCAGTATGATAATGAAATAGCTTTTGAAGTGTTTGGACAAGATAAGATAGAACAGTTTAAAAAGTATAACGTAGTAGGAGATACTGTTGCTGTAAAGTTTAATATTAAGCATAGAGAATACAATGGACAACACTACATTACGTTATCGTCTTGGAGATGCACAAAGGACGATAGTCAGACTACAGCGAAAGAAACTATACAAGCTGAGGCGCAAGACGATTTACCCTTTTAGGAAGGTAATAGATTTATTTTTAAGCAACGGATATAAAATAAAATAGCTTATATTTGTACAAGTTAAATAAATAATTACAATAGATAATATGTAGGCTGAAATGCAAAAGCAGCTACACATAAATATTAATAAGATTAAACCCTTTAATGGTTAGTAGAGTTGCATTCTCGAAAGCTGTTAAAGGGTTTTTTTATACCTAATATTATGGCAAAAGAACTACCATATTTTAAATTTAATGTTTCAGAGTGGCTACTAGGTAGAATATCTGACGAAAATTATAGAGTTCAAGGACTCTTTTTAAGTGCATGTTGCCACTACTGGCACAAAGAATGCCTCATAACTACAGTAGAACTCAATAAGAAGTTAGGCAAAACTAACACAAAACTCTTAGTAAACTCTAAATTTATTTTCGAAAGTGATGGAGATATTACTATACCTTTCTTAGATGAGCAAAGAAGTGAACTAACTGAGTTACAGCGTAAAAGAATAGAAGCAGGACGAAGGGGAGGTAAAGCAAAAGGTAAGCAAAGCTTAAGCAAAACAGAAGCAAACTGCAAGCATTTAGAAGTAGATAAGATAAAGAAAAGAAAAGATAAGATAAAAGAAGAGCTTTTTAACTCTCAAGTTTGGAAGGAAGGAATAGCTAAACTAAATAAATGTAAATTAATTGAGGTAGAAAAGTTTTTAGTTATATTTTTGGAAGGTCAAGAATTAGATGACAATTTAGACAGAGATTTACAGGAGGTTAAAAAACACTTTCGAGCGTGGTTTAAAAAACAAGACTTTAAATCTGACAAACCAAAAAGAACTATAGCACTATGAACAACTTTATCGAATGGAATACGCTTAACTTTAGAAAGGATAAAGGACAAGAAAAGATACGATGTCCTGAGTGCGATAACTCTAGAAGCGACAAAACAGACAAGAGCTTACAAATTAATCACAATGATGGTTATGGTAAATGCCACTACTGTAGTGCGCTAACTTTTAGAGATAAGAACGAATACGAGCCAAAGGTAATACTACCTAGTCAAGACTGGCAGAACTTTACTAAACTATCCGAAGGTATGGTTAAATGGGTAGAGAATGAAAGGTCAATAGGTCAACACTCACTTATTCAGTTAGGAATAACAGAGGAGAAGCAATACCAACCACAACTAAAAAAAGAATGCAGCAATATTGTATTTAATTATTTTGAAGGCGATACTGTAGTAAACAAAAAATATAGGTCAGCTCAAAAGAACTTTACACAAACAGCAGGAGGTAAAAGCATATTTTATAATATCAACTCTGTAGTAGGAGAGTCAGAGGTTTGGATAGTAGAGGGAGAGTTTGATGTTTTAGCTTTGCATCATATAGGTATAAAGTCAGCTATAAGCGTTCCTAATGGAGCAAATGATAACGATGAGTATTGGAAGAACTCAGAGAAGTATTTAAAAGATGTAAAAAAGTTTATTATAGGAGTCGATAATGACACGAAAGGAAACGAGCTAAAGGATAAAATAGCACATCGTTTAGGTAGGTGGCGCTGCGAGTTTGTAGAATGGCAAAATAAAGATGCTAACGGAGATTTACAAAAAGGAGTATTAAAACAATCTGTAGTAAATAGAAATAAGTTTCCAGTAAGTGGAACGGTTACTATTTCAGATTTAAAAAATGAGATATTTGACTTTTATAATAACGGGCTACCTGAAACAATTAAACCAAAAGCAGAATGTTTTAAAGATATAAACAGCTTTTTTAGTTTGATGCGTGGACATCTTTGTACAGTTACAGGAATACCATCACATGGCAAATCTGAATTTACAGAGTGGTATGTTATGAACTTAGTTAAAGACTTTAAAATGAAAGCTAGTTTCTTCACTCCTGAACATGCTCCATTTGCACTACATCAAACTAGGTTTATTCCTAAAGCAATGGGAAAGCCTTTTTGGAAAAGTCAAGGCGATAGGATAACTCCTGCCGACATAGAGAGGTATGTAACTTGGGCAGACCAAAAGATATATTATACTATGCCAAACTCAGGAGAGGTTGCAGACTGGACATGGATATTAGATACTTTTAAGCAGCAGATGTTTAGTTATGGAGTAGATATATTTGTAATAGATGCTTTTAACAAAGTAGTCGGAGCATCTGAAAAGAAGGATATTGACGCAGTATTAACTAGGCTTACAATGTTTGCACAAACAAACAATGTTATTATAATGTTGATAGCACACCCTACAAAGATGCGAAAGGAGGAGGATAATACTTTTAGCGTTCCTACGCTCTACGATGTTTCAGGTAGTGCAGACTTTAGAAATCAAACCCATGATGGTTATGTAATACACAGAGACTTTAACGATAACTCTGTAATGTTTCAGAACCTAAAGACTAAGTATAATTTTCAAGGCGATATTGGCAAAAGTGCTATACTAAATTATGACATACCTACAGGCAGATATTATACAGCAGGAGGTTACGTTCCTACATTTGATTTAACAAAAGATTTTGATAGTCAAGAAAAACAACTATCTTTAAAACCAAACGCAGACTTTGAGTTTATGCCCGACGAGGACGAGCTAGAAGATTGCCCATTTTAAACTACATAAAAACAAAACGACATGAAACTACTTAAACAATGCACACTCGATGGAGTAACTAGACGAAAAGACAAGAGCTTAAAAATTTCATTTATAACAAGCCTAGAGCAAAGCAGTACAGAATTAATGGAGGTCGACAAGCTACTAGACAGCTCAGGAGTATTATACTTTAAACAAAGCGAAGGACTTTCTACAGATGAAATAACTCAGATTGATAAAGTTGTACTAGACAAACCAAATGGCAGAAGCAAAAGCGAGAGGCTTAGAAATGCGCTTTATATTTTATGTAAGCAAAAGAAAGGGAGCGACCCTAAAAAGGAGGAGTTTGCAGAATGGTATAGTAATAAAATGGAGAAGTTTATTCAGCACGTAATAGGGCAACTAGATGAAGTATAATAATGATTTTAAATATGACTTAGAAGTAGGTCAAGTAGGAGAGAAGTATCTAGGCAATATATTACAGTCAAAAAAGATAGAGGTTAAAACAGATTTACAAGCTCATAAGACTGGTAACATATTTATAGAGTATTACTCAAGAGGTAAGCCTTCAGGAATATCTACAAGCGAAGCAGATTTTTATGCTTTTATATTATCAAATGAAAAGATGGTGATAGTTAAAACTACTGAGTTAAAAACTATTTGCAGGAGATACATAAACACAAAGAGAGATATTAAGGGAGGAGATTCCAACACATCAAAAGGAATACTATTACCAATTAAAGAATTATTATTTTAATGAGATGCCGTATTTGCAAAGATAAATTTGAACCTAAGTACTTTCTCCAAAAGACTTGTTTAAATGCTGCTTGTTTAATTGAGTGGAAGAACAGAATAAGAGACAAAGAGTGGAAAGCAGAAAAAAAAGTTTTAAAAGAAAAGCTAAAAACATATTCCGACCACGTTAAAGAGCTTCAGGTAATAGTAAACAAATACGTAAGGCTAAGAGATAAAGACAAAGGATGCATAAGTTGTGGAACTCCGCTGACTGGAAAGTATGACGCAGGACATTATTATTCTTGTGGCTCTTATCCTGAGCTAAGATTTAACGAGGACAATATACATGGACAATGCGTTCATTGTAACCAATGGAAACATGGTAACTTAATAGAATATACAAAGAGGTTGCCTTTAAGAATAGGAGAGGTAAAATTTCATAGCTTAGAGGTTAAGGCACATATACAACAAAAGTATTCTATTCCTGAACTGATAGAAATGAAAGTAATTTATAAGGATAAAATTAAAAAGCTATAAAAAAATTAGGTAGAGTAAAATATTCTATTTAAAATTGCAGACATAAACTAAAATTAAAAACTATGAACGAAAAACCAAACATTAAAAGAGTTTATCACCCATATACATTATGGGAAGATTATAAGCATGGGTTCTATGATAACTGCACAGGGTCAGATAAAGATGCTATGTTACTTAAATCTATAGAAATGTTTAATGATGAGATATTAACTAAAAAGTATATGAATAAAGTTATTGAAACTTGGAAATATTCATGCGAACAAAACTTAACTAATCCATCTATGAATAAGATAGCTTATATAGGTCAAGGAGCTTGCTGCTTGTATGCAAGAGTTCCTTCAACTGTTACAATGGAGGCATGGAGTCATTTAACTGACGAAGTTAAAGAAAGGTCAAATAACATAGCTAAAAATGTTATAGATAACTGGAATAATAACAATAAAAAAATACAGCTATGCCTAAATATTATATAGATAAAACAGTTCTTGAAGCAGCTAAGGACAGGATTAAATACACTTTTGATAATTTTAAAAAAATATACGTTTCTTTTAGCGCAGGTAAAGACTCTACAGTTATGTTACACTTAGCAATGGATGAGGCAAAAAAAAGAAATCAAAAGATTGCTGTAATGATTGTTGATTTAGAAGGTCAATACAAACTAACTATAGAACACATAAAAGAATGCATAAAAGAATATGAAGATTTAATAGATTTATATTGGATATGTTTACCGATTCATTTAAGAAATGCAGTTTCAGTATATGAGCCATTTTGGATGTGTTGGGATAAAGAAAAGAAAAAGGACTGGATAAGACCTTTGCCTGATAACTCTATAAGTGATGAAAATTACTTTCCATTTTTTACTAGAGGAATGGAGTTTGAGGAGTTTGTTCCTGAATTTGGAGAGTGGTATTCTCAAGGAGAATTAACAGCTTGTTTAGTTGGTATAAGAACAGATGAAAGTTTAAATAGATACAGAACAATAGCTAGTGATTCTAAAATAACCTATGATTCAAAACAGTACACAACTAAGGTAACTGATAATGTATTTAATGTTTATCCTGTTTACGATTGGAGAACAGAAGATATTTGGATATATCATGCAAAAAATCCTAAAAAGAGGTATAATGAACTTTATGAACTTATGCATAAAGCAGGATTAGGAATACATCAACAAAGAATTTGCCAACCATACGGAGATGACCAAAGAAGGGGTTTATGGTTATTTCATTTAATAGAGCCTGAAACATGGGCAAAAGTTGTTGCAAGAGTTAATGGAGCTAATTCAGGAGCTTTATACATAAATGAAAGCGGTTCAATAACTGGGTATAATAAAATAACAAAACCCAATAACCATACATGGGAATCTTTTAGTATGCTTTTTTTAAATAGTATACCTGATGTAACTAAAGAACATTTTTTAAATAAAATATATACATTTATAAAGTGGTGGGAAAACAGAGGGTATGCTTTAGGTATACCTGATGAAGCTCCTTACTTATTGGAGGGTAAAAAGTTAGTTCCTTCTTGGAGGCGAATATGTAAATCTTTATTAAGAAATGATTTTTGGTGTAAAGGATTAGGTTTTACTCAGCACAAAACAGCAGCATATAAAAAGTATTTAGAACTAAAGAAAAAACAAAGAACAGAAGATAAATTTTTAAACGCAAAAAACTAAGATTATGAAATTAACAGAATTAGAAGAAAAGATTTTAAGTAATGCTCAAAACGATATTAGAGCGTTAAGATATTCGTCATTAGACAATAAAGTTCATATAATAAATGAGTTAAAAAAGATGCTACATAACGAAAGTCCATTTAATACAGAGCCAGTAGATTGTGTTCTTTGGGTAAAGAATGATACTGTACACGCAAACGACTATAACCCTAATAGTGTAGCTCCTCCCGAAATGGAGTTATTAAGATTATCTATAGCGAGTGATGGCTATACGCAGCCAATAGTAAGTATGAAAGATGGAGAAGATACAAGAGAGGTTATTGATGGTTTTCACAGAAATAGAGTAGGTAAAGAATGTGAAGATATTCAAAAAAGAGTACATGGATATTTACCTGTAGTTACAATAAGAGAAAGTCAAAAAGGACTTAACGATAGGGTAGCATCTACAATAAGACATAACAGAGCTAGAGGTAAGCATGGAGTTGAAAGCATGAGTGATATTGTAGTTGACCTTAAAAAAAGAAACTGGTCTGATAAAAAAATATCTAAAGAATTAGGAATGGATGCTGACGAAGTTTTAAGATTAGCTCAAATATCGGGTTTAACAGAATTATTTGCAGATAAGGAGTTTTCAAAAGCATGGGAAACTGAGCCAATGACAAAAGTATCTTAATGCAATCTAAGAAGCATAGCATAATAGAGAGCGTAGCTAATACCGTAATAGGGTTAGTTACCTCTTTTATTATTCAAATAATAATATACCCTTTGTTAGACATTCCAGTAACCATATCGCAAAATGTAATAATTACTTTTGTTTTTTTTATCGCTAGTGTATTAAGGGGTTATTTAGTTAGGAGATATTTTAATAAAAAACAATTAGCCTAAAGAAACCTAAATCTAGTAATTACGTTATCAAAAATATTAAACAAAAAAAATTACTATATTTACAGACGTGAACGAAGCATTCATAAAAGAAAAGAGGCAAGTTATTGAAACAGCTTGTAAGAATATTTGTAAGCATTCTGACATCTGGAAAGACTTAGCGCAGGAGGTAAACATATATTTTTTAACGAATGAGCTACCTAGTAACTTGAATAAAATAGATGGCTTTATTTTCGTTGTAGCTTATAAGATGTTTCATTTGTCGGGTTCTGAGTTTAACCGTTTGCACTTTGACAATGTTTTACAAGAATCTACAGAACTTGACTATCTAAAATTAAAAGATATTCCGTATATTAGTAACAATGTTTATAAGGAGTACCTAGAGCAAGTTAAACAACTGGATGAAATGGAGCGAATATGGGTCGAAGAGATAGTAAAAAGAAACCTAAGTATAAAACTATTCAGCGACCATACAGGAATACACAGAGCAACAGCTAAGGAACGAATGGAAAGTATATATAATAAATTAAGAAAACAAAACAAATGAACATTATAATAATATCAATACTCGCAGTACTAGCATGGACTAGCCTTTTTAAGCAAACCTTTACAACTAAGGAGGGGTTTAAATATGTTTACGAACCGATAAGTAAAATACTTTACACTTTAGACTTTAAACCTTTAAACTGTTCTTATTGTCTTAGCTTTTGGATAGGGTTAGCCTTGTCTATTGCTTTTATGGACTTGTCTTACATGGTTATATTTTTATACTTTGAAATTAACAGGTAATGAACTACAGAGAACTTAAATGGGGAGCTTTGAAAAGCTATGCAACTAAGCTAGGAATAAACACCAAAGGAATGACTAAGGTAGCTTTATTAGAGTGCCTAGCTGCTATGCCTGAGAAAGCGCACGAAGTAGAAGAGTTAACACCGTTTACAGGGATAAAACAAGAGCACCCTTTGTTTAACGAGGTAGAACCTTACTTGCCTTATTTGAAAGCGTATAAAAAGTTGAATGCAATTAGTAGAGAACCTAAAGTTAACGAAGCAATAGCTACTTTGTTTTTAAAATATATTGAGCAAGACAAAAATGTAAGAATAAACTTAGGTTGTGGAATATGCAAGCAGAGATATTATCAAAGAATGATTGCAGGGTATAACAGATTGGCGGAGGAGTATGGAGGAGAACGTATATAGCTACTGCCTAGAAGTACATGAGGATGGACAGCTATACATGGTAACTGAATACATGAACGGTTATATAACTATTTGGGCAGCTAATGCCACAATAGAAACAGAAGGAGAAGTATATTTTATAAATTTGTATGAAGATTAAAAAGAAACACTATAAAGCTCTACAGTACGCCTCGCTTATTCAGAGGTGGAAATACTTACCCTCTAACTTTATTTTTGAAGTAGTGCAAAATAGCGAGGTAAAAGAAGGAATGTTAAACAGAAATAGAATAGAGAGGAATGATAAAAGAATTTGAAGAAATGGACTGGAGCAAAAATTACACATACAAGGATAAAAAGATATACATAAGTCACGAAACTAAGAAGTATATACTATGCTCATTCTACGAGAATGGCAAGGGAACTTTTAAACTAGAAAAGACTGAGTTCTATGGATAAGGAGCTAACACCTAAAGAGCAGAAGTTTGCAGAGCTATGTGTAACACTAGGTAACCAAACAGAAGCGTATAGGCAGGCTTTTGAACCTACTAAAAAGGATGCTGAATGGTTAAGAATTAACGCTTCACAGTTAGCAAACCAAACTAACATCGCACTAACGATTCAAAAACTAAAAGGCGAGCTATCAGAAACGCATGGAATAGACAGGGCTTTTATCTTACAAGGCTATTTGCAAATCATTTCAGATGCAGACTATACATTCCAGTTAGGAGCAGATAACACACTAACCAAAGAAGATAAACAAGCCTTTTATAGAATAATGAACCAAACCAAAAACACCGATAAAATAAGAGCCTTAGAAGCTATCTCCAAAATGATGGGATTGAACGAGCCTGAAGTGATAGAGCATAAGCATACTGTAAAAACTTACAAGACAAACTGGGGATAATTGGAGGAGGTAGACTTATATAGACCACACCCAAAACAAAGGGAAATACATAAGGCACTAGACACAGATATAAAGTATTGTATTGTTTCTATTGGTAGGCAATTTGGGAAGTCTACACTAGGAGAAAATCAATCTATAAAATGGGCGCTAGAGAATAGCCAATGGAAAATAGGTTGGGTAAGCCCAATATACAAACAAGCAAAGAAAGTGTTTAAGGACATAGAGAAAGCTGTAATAGGTTGCCCATTTATTACCAACGTAAATAAAGGAGATTTAATACTAGAATTTACTACTGGTAGCTCTATACAGTTTTACTCAGCAGATGCTTATGATAGTATAAGAGGCGAGACCTTTGACGCTCTTATTTGCGATGAGTTTGCTTTCTTTAAACCTGAAGCATGGAATGAAGTGCTAAAAGCTACTGTATTAGTCAGAGGTAAAAAGGTACTTATATTGTCAACTCCAAAGGGCAAGAATCAATTCTACAACCTATTCAATTTAGCAGAGCATAATAGCAACTATATTAGCTTCAGAGGTAGTTCATACGACAATCCATTTATAGACCCCGAAGAAATAAGAGAAGCCGAAAGGAACTTACCCGACCACGTATTTAAACAAGAGTATCTAGCAGAGTTTCTGGACAATGGTAGCTCAGTATTCAGAAATATACAAGAGTGCGTTAAATCGTCTGTAAACACCTCTAGCCTTTATGCAGGTATTGACTTAGGACGCTCAGATGATTATACAGTTTTAACTATTGTAGATTCAAACAATATAGAGGTATATTCTGAAAGGTGGAGGCACATGGAATGGAGTGCAATAATTAACAACATTGTAGAGCAGTTAAACAAGTACAGACCGAATACTTTAGTTGAAAGCAATGGAGCGCAGGATGCTATCTTTGAGCAGATACGTAATAAGGTAGCTTACAATAAGAACTCAATACAACCTTTCGTTACTACATCCAAATCAAAGCAGAATATAGTAGAGGATTTAATAGTAAAGTTCG